TGAAATCTCATTACAAGTTGATAATGCATCTGGTGATACAGACATCGGTGGTAAACTTAGAATAGATGATGACTTCGGAATATTCAGTGGTACTACTGGAATTGATTTCGGTGCTGATTCTACTGCTAAGTTCTTTGTTGACGCACAGACTGGTGATACAAGAATTGGTGTTACTGGTTCTGCACTGGGTGATGGAGATCTAACTGTTAATGGTGGTCACGTTACTATCAATAGTACATCGACTGCTACACCTTCAGATATAGACTTCCCATTACAGATAACAAATCTTGGTGTAAGTGCTAACCGTAACTATAAGATACGTCAGGATGCTGCTATTGATGCATTTGGTGTTACTAAGTTCTATAACGAGAACGGTGGTCGCCATTGGGTCTATGCTACAACTAACCAGACATGCCAGACTGGTAAAAACTATATGATTGCTATTACTGCTGATACAGTGTTCACACTCCCAAGTAACGCTGTAACTGGTGATATAATTAGATTTATAGAAGTCGGTGGTGCTTTATCATATGACACTTCACTTATAGTTCGTGCTCCTGTAGGAACTGCGATTGGTGGTGATACCACTGGTACTCAAGCTGGTGGATTGAGCACACCTTGGCAAGGTGGAGAACTGATAGTTCAAACAAGAAACGCTGGATTTGGATTAGTATATGCTGGAAGTAACGATAGCGGTAATAACGCAATACCAGCCAACTACAGAGGTTGGTGGCTCGTGGAGATATAAACAATGAGTAGGTACTACGAAACAGAGAGAAAGATGAGTGGTTCTGCAGTAGGAACCATTCTTCCTTGGTCGGGAGATGCATCAACTATTCCTGATGGATGGGTTCAATGTAATGGACAGACCTTAGAGGGTTCTGAGTATCCAGTACTTGCGTCTATCCTTGGTAACACTTATGGACCTACTGGTGGTTTAAATGGTAGAACATATGATGATTATATCCTTGGTGATATATTCAGATTGCCTAATCTAAATGGTAGGGTTCTAGTTGATTACGAACAAGCATATGTTAGTTCGTCTGCACAGTATGCTCATCTACAGATGGGACAGACAGCTCAGAGTAATTCAGTTGGTGGATTGTCTATTAAGACTGGTGAAATTGATTCACTAAGAATTAGTGGTACATATACCTTCACCAATTTAACTGGTAGTGAATCTGGTACTGGATTGACTATCGTAATTGACGTTGATGTTGTTGGTAGAGCAGCAGTTACAACTATTACTGCTAATGGTACAGGTTGGCAAGAAGATGAAGAGATAACAATTTCATCGGCTCAATTACCAAATGGTACAACAGATATGGTCTTAATGGTGGATTGGATTAAACCATCAGTACAAGATGTTTTGTTACCAACTGCAGTTGGTTCAACTAAACTTATAGAAGGTGATGGTAGTTCTGTTTCTCCACCTACATCTATCAATGCTACATCTGATATTAACTTTAATGTTTCTGATTCAGGTAATTTAACAGGACAGATAAGAAGTTTCACAGTTAATCCACCATCATACTTTAAGACATTCTATGTTGTTCCTAGAAAGTTAAGTAAGGATCATATGCCTAGTCATAGACATTCTAATCCCCCAGCTGTATCAGGTTACAGGAGAGCAATTGCTGATGGACCTGCTATTGAGGGATTCCAATGTCCTGACGCAGAAGAATGTTGTGAGAATAATCAGAAAGAAAGAAGTATTAACTCTCAAGGTGACGTTGATTACTTTAACACTGATCCAGCAGCTCCTGGTGGATATGGTCTTGTAACTAGATATCAATCTGGTGTTACTCTTGTTGAAACATCAGGTCCGAAGTTAGGTAACTCTGCTACTGCTGGATCAACTGGTTTAACACACTCTCATCCACAACCTGCATGGACTGGTCCGATACCTAGACCATTGGGTGCTACATTTGACCAGACTGCTGGTGGATCTTATACAAACTATTGGGCATCAAATTTAGGTAATTTGAAAGGATATAAGAATTGGTATTCATATACTGGTGATGGTACTGGTATGATAGGACAGCAGACTGCTGCAGATGCTGTTGCTTCAAATTTATGGACTGGTGGTGATAATAACTCATCTAAAACATATCCAACTACATTGAACCATGATAAAGAATATCATACAGAGCAAGGACATCATTCACACTATACATTTGAATTACAAATGAATGCTGGTTTCCTAAAAGCTCCAACTATTGTACCAGTTAATAATATTAAAGTTACTAGTGATCTTGCTGGTAATACTAATACAGTAGCAGCACAAAACATACCATCAGCACTAAATATAACAGTGGATGTAAAGACTCCAGCGTTGAGTATGATGTACATAATCAGGGCATTTTAATGAAGTATTATCAGAAAGAGAAATCAAAATTAGGTAATGCACCTGGAACTATTATTAATTGGTCTAAAGAGATTGCTAATAGTGATCCAAATACAGCAGCGAATGTAAGAGATTTACCAGCAGGGTATTTACCTTGTGATGGTCAGATTTATAATGCAAATCAATATCCACAATTAGCAGCAATTCTTGGTACTGGTGCAGCATCTATCTACAAGAAGGAGGATGCAACTCTATCTAATACACAGTTTCAAGTACCTGATTTAGGATCAAAGCATATTGAAGCAGCAACATCTGGTAACGTAGGTATCCAACGTAACATGACTAAGACAGTTGGTACTGGTTCTGATGCAACAGAAATTCAGAAGGCTGGTGTTGGTGTTGAGATAATATCTAATATTGGAAACACTGCTACTGTTGGATTTAATGGTGTATTTACAGTACCAACACAAAATTTTGCTTTGAATGGTAACATAGGTTGGACACTACCAACAGTTACTGAACAAGAGTCGGTTCCAATTAATGCTATTGGTTCTCATATGCATTACACTACTACTCATTGGGTTGCTATTAAGGAAGATCCAGCAGTAACTAATAGGTCACAACCATCATATGTTAGGGCAGCTGATATGAATGTTAATGTTTATTATGGTGGTGCATTTCCTTTTTGTGATGCTAGAGCAAGAGAATATCATTCTGCGATGGATAGTAACTTAAATGGTGAAGGTAACTGTAGTGGATGTACTACATGGAATAAGTATTTCGTTGGTTGGACAACAGGTGGAGGAACACAATCTAGTAATGCAATGGCTGCTGCAAGTGGTACTTATGCTTCATTATGGACTACTGGTCTTAACTACATATCAAAAACTGCAGCATCATGGCCTAATAATACTACGATTACTTTGGGTGACTGCTCACCATATGACACTCGTGTAAGTGACTCTACATTTACATATCCATCAGCAAGGAACTTATTAGAAGCAACTGAATCACCACCAGGTTCTGAATTAAGTGATAGAACTGCTCATACTCATAGAATAGGTAGATCTATAGGTGATACAGCATATACTGCTACAACTGATGTTACTACAGTTCGACCAGATGGGTTACAAGCAGATGTAAATATAAGAACAAGTAATATTGCTAAGTTTGATGATATTGTATCACCATACTTTGTCCTAGAATACCTCATTAAATACTAATGGCCACATACAGGAATAGAAATAGTTTTCACCGTCACTATTCAGACCAACATGGAGACTTAGGTGCTCCTATTGGTTCTATTATTGCTGTGTATGTTGATGATTATAGCACAGTTAATGGTACTATAGACAAGGATGCAGTATCATATAATTATCCTGGTTATGTTTACTGTGAAGGACAAGACTTAAACATATCAGATTTTCCATTATTATATGCAGCAATTGGTAATAAGTATGGTGGTGCTAATCCAAATAGTGTAAATCTAAACACTTGGAATGGATCTAAGACAGCAAATAGTGGTAATAATAATCATACACCAGGTGGTATTGATCTAGGTACATTTAAAGTACCAGATCTAAGAATGAAAAGAATTAATGGACCTGCTGGTATAGATGGTGCTGGTTCATTAACACCTGACGAAGCAGCAATGGAAGTTGGTGATACTGGTGGAGAGTGGTATATATCACGAGCAAGACAGTTAGAAGAATATACTTTTGGTAGTGTTAGAATTAGTGGATACACTAATGTGACTGGGTTTGTACCTGGTACACTGAGTGGTACAGCAGACATAGAAATTGGACCTTTAGAAGAAAAATTCTTACAAGGACCACCACCACATAGTCATATGGTATTGGGTAGTGAGCATGATACCAGATCTGTTATGGATGCACAAGATACTGATGGTAGTGATGGACAACCAGGATATGATACTGGTTATGGTATGGTTCTAGAGTCTCAGTTACCTCAAGGAGATGCAGCAGGTCATAGTCATTGGATTGCAGAGATGAGACCTGCTAGAAATAGTAATGATGCAGCACTGGATACACCAAAGGATATGTACAGTTACGATGTATCTGAGACATATGCTCATGAATATGCAGCACCAGGAACTGATGATGCACAAGGTCAGGTAGTATATACCGTACAAAATAATCAAGACACCACTTACACTTGGGTTTGTCCTACTGGTGTAACATCTGTATGTGCATTGTGCATTGGTGGTGGTGCTGGTGGTATGTCAGGAAATTTAGGAGGTGGTGGCGGTGGCCTTGCTTGGAAAAATAATATATCTGTGACACCAGGACAGTCGTACACTGTTCATGTTGGTCATGGTGGTACTGGTAGTACTGCTACACCAAATACAGACTACGCCAATGTTAGAGGTGGTGATAGTTATTTTATGACTTACGGAACAGTTGTTGGTAAAGGTGGTGGTAACTATGGAACACCACCAACAACAGCGATGGGTGGTGGATTTTATGGTGATGGTGGAGGTAATGGTGGACATGCTACCACATATGGTGGTGGTGGAGGATGTGGAGGATATTCTGGAAATGGTGGTGGTGGAACCACACCTAATGCAGCATCTGGATCTGGTGGTGCTGGTGCTGGTGCAGACTGTTCGATTGCTGGTGCTAACAATGGTGCTGGTGGTGGAGGTACAGGTATTCTAGGTATTGGATCCACAGGTAGTGGTGCTAGTGGTAACGCAACTACTGTTGCTACGACATATACTCTGATGGGTGGTGGTTCTGCTGGATCTGGTGGACAAACTGGAGAGAATACAAACTCACCACTATTAAAGACTGCTAACTGGGTTCCAATAAGTAACGCACAGTTATCTTCAGGTGCTGCTGCTGTGTGGTCATCATTTATGTTGAACAAAGCAATATATCCGATTGCACCTAGTTTGACTATTAATGATCCTTATCTTGGTACAGCTTTAACAGTAGGATGGACATATTATGTACCTACTGGTCAAACTATTGCTAGTGTAACATGTACATTAGAATGTGATGGACAGGCAAATCTTAGATGGATACGTCCTAATGATGCTGCTAATAGTCCTGTATTAGATATATCTTGTTCATCTGTAAGCTCAGGAACACCACCATATACAGGAAGTGTGACTGGACAAGCAACTAACCTTGGTGAAGGATACCATGTATTGTTATGTACCATCACTAATGGTGCTGTAACTGGTGCTGGTGCAGATAATACTTGGGGAAATAATCCTGGTGGTATTGCATTTACTTGTGTTAATGACGCAAATAGTGCTACTATCATAGACTCAAGAACGAATTGTACTGGTGGATTGTATGGTTATGGTGATGCTAAGGGAGGTGATGGTGGATATCCTGGTGGTGGAGGTGGTGCAAACTACTGGCATTCAGATAATGCTGTAGCAACTGATCCTGGTGATGGTGCTGATGGTGTGGTAAGATTGATGTGGGGTCCGAATAGGACATATCCATCTGCAGCAGCAGACGTACCAACTCAGACTACTGATGAGGCTGTTAATGCATACGATAATCCTTGGGGAGCTTTCAAGTGGAATGATGGTAAGAATAACGATAATAACCAAACCGTAAACTTCATCAAATCAAAACAAATGAATGTAACACCAGCACAAGCTGGTATACAACTCAATGAGGGTACTCTTACTATGACTGGTGCAGAGCAATTAGAGGTTGCTGCTGGAATCGT